ATTGTACGGGTAGTGACACCCTTTAAAAAATCACCCTTGCTTGCGATTACTACCCCATAGCGCGTATAACTTGCCAAGAAGGCCAATCACCGAATGCTGAAATAGTTTTTGGGCTGGTAAAGTGAAGATGCGTCTTGATAGATAGTAATAGGAGGGAGTGATGAAGGAGAAGAAGAAGCCGTTGACATTAGAGATGACGAAGGGTGGCAAGCGGAGGTCTGAGTATTCAGATCCTGTGAAGCCGAAGAAGAAGGGTGAAACGTGGTTGCAGCGGTGGCGGCGTGAGGCGGCTGAGTTTCGGATGCGGATGATTGATGAGCAGACGAAATGAGCAAGCGATGCCGGGAAGATGTTGAGGACAGCATGAGCCGGATGATTAATACTTATCGGCTTGTGAAGGGAGAGTTGCCACCCATGGTGACGGTGACGGAGAGTGATTACCTGTTGCTTGGAAGGAAAGATCCGGTGACACGTGAGCGGGTACGGCCTGTGGTTTACAAGGGTGTGCCGATCAAGGTATTGTAGGGTTGTTTGTTCCTCCGTATTCACCCGCCCTTGTCGGCGGGTTTTTTTTGGGCTACAGTCGGGCTGTCCATGATACGGCAGCCATATTGGTCTGCTGATCCAGATTGAGGAGTAAAAACTTATGGCAATGGTAGCGGGTACTGTTATCAAGAATCTTGACCGTTCAGAAATGGATGCGATGTATGGCAATCCTGCTGAACGCAAGAATGTCCAATCTATTGATTCGAGTGGCGCTCAGGTAATTGATCGCTACAAGAATGTCATTCTGCTGAACCATGCGACCCAGATCAACGCGACTATCGCTGATGCCAGTTATCATCCTGGCCTGTGCCTGTTTCGCCAGACGAGTTCCGGTACGGCAGGCCATACGGTAACACTGGCGATTGGTAACTTCGACGGAACCAATAACAAGATCACCCTGAATGCTGTGGGTGAGTCGATCCTGATTTTCTTTGATCCTTTTGGTAATGGTGTCATTGTCGAGAATATCGGCGCTGTTGCTCTGGCTGCTGTCTAGGGAGAACTGATATGGCTATACCTGAGAGAAGGAAGCTGTTGCTTGTTCGCCTTGCGGCATTGATCAAGAATCTCGAGCGTCATCCTGACAACTTCACGCTCGACAAGCAGCTGGACCGGGAGATCTCCCGCATCGAGAAGTTCTATAAGCATTCTGCCGAAACCAATTCCTACCGTGCTGCACGTCGTGCAGTGCGTGAGGAGCGGGAAGCAGCCGCGAAGGAAGCGGAAGCCAATGCCGTAGAGGAGGAAGTCGATGGCCTGCAAGAAATCGAAGAAGAGCCTGCCAAGGAAACCAAGACGAAGTAGATGAGCGGTTTTCTCGAACGGCTGACACCTGAAGCACTCTCCCGGTTGCGCGCGGTAATGCGCCGGGAGATGTTGCTGATGGGGTTTCCGAAGGAGCATGTTGATTCTGATCTCGGGAAGCGCGAGATCGACAAGCAGATCGATGTCCTGGCAGCAAGGACTGCCGAAGACATGATCATGCGTGGAATGAAATCCGGGTTGATCGAAAAGAGAATCACCCGGCATGGCTGATAATATCTATGTTCAGCCCGGCGAGAAGGCAGGCAAGGTTCTCGTTGCGACAGATGACATTGGTAATATTCATTACCCTCTGTATAAGATTTCTTATGGTGCAGATGGCAGCGCCACCAGTGTTGATGAATCCAGCCCGCTCCCTGTAAAACTCGGGTCCGGTGATCTTCAGGTCGACGCCTGGGGAACACCCAAGACTTCTTTACCCTATAGCCTGTTTCATGGCTTGTTTACCTTTCAGGTTCATCCGGCGCAATGGACTGTTAAGGAAGATGGCACCGAGGTAACGACAACTGCCGCGGCCTCGAGTGGCAGCGCACAAAGCAGTAATGGCGCATTGCTCATGGATGCTGCTGGTCTTACAACGGTACTCGTAAGATCAAAGAGAACGCCTCGATACCAGCCGAACAGAGGACATCTCTATTCGACGGCTGTTATCCTGCCAAGTCCCGCAAACAATGATGAGCGCGATTTCGGATTATTCACCCCGGAGAATGGCGTGTTCTTCAGGCTGCGCGCCGGAGTCATGTATGCCGTCAGGCGTTCAGGTGGCGTTGACACTGAAGAAGTCCTGACATTTCCAACAGCAATGCCGAGCCTTGATTATTCAAAAGGCAATGTCTATGACATCCAGTACCAGTGGCGCGGCGTAGGTAATTACAAGTTCTATATCAACCTGACGCTGGTTCATACAATGAGCCTGCTGGGTACACTGACTGCGCTTTCTGTCGAGAATCCTGCATTACCGGCTGCTTTCCTGATCGATAACACCAATGCGACAGACTCCACGTTGATTTGCGGGTGCGTCGATATTTCCTCTGAAAACGGATCGAATGATTCGCTCCAGTATAACTCTGTCTCAAATGAGATAACGACAGGTACTGCAAGCCAGATACCAATTCTCAGCCTGTTCAACCCATTGACGACAGGGGGTGTTACCAATACACGGGACTCTGTATTGCTCAGGGTCAATTCTTCAGGTAATGCCAAGATTACGCTCAGGGTTTATGCCACGCGAGATCCTGCTGCGCTTACTGGTGAGGCGTTTACTGCTGTCGGTAATGGCAGCCTTATGTATTACGATGTCACGGCTACTGCCGTAGTACCTGCAAGCGCACAGGAATTGCTGACATTCAAGGTTGAGGCCAACAGTTCCGGGTACAGGCAGAATCCTGATCAGTTGCGTACTGACTTCTATGTGACGCCGGGCGATTATGTCATCGTAACGACTGAGGGCAGTAATACGCTCGTCAGTGCAACGATTGAGTGGGGCGAGGAACTTTGAGGTCGTGCCATACAGTCGGGCCAGGATTCTTTATTTTCTTTCGTGATAACGATTACGACCAGTGCGTTCCGACAACTGAATACAGTCATTGCCGTTATGCAAGGAAGCATTCACTTCCACGCAAGCATAGTTTCTGCAAAGGCAAATACAGGCGCAAGTAATGGGAGGCTTCAGTTATAAACCGGGCGGCGATGTACTCAAGGCGTACATGCGCTCGGATGCCTTCTTCCGTGGTATTCGCGGTCCTGTTGGCTCAGGCAAGTCCGCTGGCAGCCTCATTGAACTGTACCGTCGCGCTTGCCAGCAAAAACCTGCCCCCGATGGGAAACGCTACACACGTTGGATTATTGTTAGAAACACGAATCCACAGCTCAAGACGACGACGATCAAGACGTGGCTAGACTGGTTTCCCGAAAATACCTTTGGCAAGTTCAACTGGGCGCCGCCCTATACCCACCACATAAAGATCGATGACATCGATGCCGAGTTTATCTTTCTGTCGATGGACCGGCCAGAGGATGTGCGGAAAGTTCTGTCGCTCGAGTACACCGGTGCCTTCGCCAACGAGGCACGGGAGCTGCCGAAGGCCGTTATCGATGGCATGACCATGCGTATCGGGCGCTTTCCGTCGATGAAGGACGGGGTGGGTCCAACATGGTGCGGCCTGATTGCCGACACCAATGCGCCGGATGATGACCACTGGTGGCCGATCATGGCCGGGGACGTGCCGCCACCGGAACACCTGTCTGAAGAAGAGCGGCTGATGCTGATCAAGCCGGACGATTGGGAGTTCTACGAGCAGCCACCCGGTATGCTGGAGATCTTCAACGAGATGGGCCAGGTCTGCGGCTACAAGACAAACCCGGAGGCCGAGAATATCCGGAACCTGCGGCCGGATTATTATCCCTCGATCATTACCGGCAAGCGCAAGACGTGGATCGATGTCTACGTGATGAACCGCTACGGCAATACCAGTGAAGGCCGACCGGTGTATCCGATGTTCCGCAAGGAAAGCCACGTTGCGAAAGACCGGATCGAGTGCCTGCCGACCGGGACCGTGTATGTCGGCATGGACTTCGGGCGCACCCCTGCCGCGGTGTTCGGCCAGCGGGTAGCCGGGGGCCAGTGGCGCATCTTCCATGAGGTTGTGGCCGAGGGTATGGGGGCCAGCCGGTTCGCCAAGCTGCTCAAACTGGAGATTGCCGCCTTCATCCACGGGGCCTGCGACATAAAGTTTTACGGCGACCCGTCCGGTGAGTATGGCTCGGACCATGACGAGGAAACCTATTTCCAGATCCTGCGGGCAAACGGCATCCAGGCTAGCCCGGCTGGACACACCAACGATCCCACCGTGCGGATCGAGGCCGTCGAGCGCCAGTTGACGACGATGGTCGATGGCAAGCCGGGATTCCTGATCAGCCCGCACTGTTCCATGCTGATCAAGGGATTCGAGGGTGGCTACAATTACACCCGCATGGTGACATCCGGGGTTGAACGCTACGATGACAAGCCCTGCAAGAACCGCTATTCACACCCGCATGACGCGCTCCAGTACCTGATGATGGGTGCAGGCGAGGGGCTGGAGGTCATTCGCGGCAAGCATACATCCAGCGTG